CCTTTAGCACCATCCTCTAGGTAATCTTTAAATTTTTGACATCTGATTACCTTATATGAATCCTGGTTTTTCTGAAAAAATACTTCTACCATGGTACCTTTATAATCTTTGGGTTGGTATTCTTTCCAGGTATTTACTTCAGATACTCCCTTTATGTTTTTCCCATATAATGCCCATACCAAGGCATTCAGTAAAGTTGATTTCCCAAAACCATTAGGGGCTTTGATAAGAACTGTACAATCTTGGTTTAATTGTAAACTGAAGGAATCTATAGAACAGAATCCTTGTATATTTAACCTTGTAAATGTCAACATGATTCAGCTTTGTTTAAAGTATCAATTAAAAGTTGTTTCTTAGCATCATCCTTTATGCCTTTCTCCCTTAAATACCTTTTTGCTAGAGTTTTCTTAGAAACTTGCTTAGTAATCTTATGATTTATATTTACTTGAATACTAGTTTTCTTGGGTAAAATGGTATAATAATTGCCATCATCCTTAATTTCATCTTCGGATTCAACATCTACGAATTTTGGGAATCCTTTCAATTCTACAAATTCCATAGATAAATCCGAATAAAGTTTCCAATATCCCAATTTACAATCTTTATCGGTTCTTCTCTGTTGTAAAGGAGCACCAATCATATAAACCTTCTTTGATAACCTCTGTGGTTTGTGTATATGACCGCAAAGGATTAAATCAAACCTATTCAGTACATTCAGATTTAGATTTTCTACTGAATCAATTTCTCTGCCATCCGTATCTTTTGCTCCAGGGTAATCAGTATGAAGCATAAGGATATTATCAGCATTCTTATCAAGCTTTATATTTTTCAGATATTCAGATAAACCTACATTGTGATCTATGTAGGGTATACCGTATACTACTGCATTCATACCCAGACATCTTTTACCATAATCTAGGTTCACTATCCCAAATTGTTCTAAGAACTTAACCCATGAAAAAGGTTTATTACCTATAAAGCTAACTTTCTTTAAGTCGTGGTTTCCTGATATAGAGAATATCTCTACCTGGTTTTCTCTTAACTCTAATTCCTTAAATTTCTCATAGGTCAATTCCATAAGATCTTGGTCCATGGTTTCTGGCTTATGAAAGAAATCCCCACAGAATAATGCCGGACAATTATACTTTTTACATTGCTCTTGTATAATCGACAAAACCCTGAAATGATTCAGGGTTCTTTTATTGTCTTCATTGAACTTAGCCCATAAATTCAGGTGTAAATCCGAGAAGACTATTGCTATTACTTGTTTCTTCATATTAATCCAATCTTGACATTATCATGTGTATTCTGTCGTAGAAATCTAATTGGGGTACTACTAATATATCTATTACACTTAAAGTACTCCACTGAGTTAACAGGTTACCCATTATATCTGACATCTGAGCCTGATAATATCTATTTATGATTCTCTTCTTATTGTCTTCCATTGGCCATTCTTTCATATTGTACATACTCAAGGGAAGGTATATTAATAAATCACATTGTTGAACTGTAAGATCTTTGCATATATCTAAGAAAGCATCTACTTCACATTCGGGAATATTGGTAGATTGCTTATATATGAAATAAGCTGCTAAATCTACATAACTACGGTCTGTTACAAAAGTTTCTTTATCCTTGAAAAGCTTATTTCTCAGATTCAACAATTGATAATCCTTGTTTATGAGTTCTCCACATTCTTGGTGTAAAAACTCAGCATGGTGCATCTCTTTTGTATCGGGCATTAAATCTGACATACTACCAGATATAAAGGGTATACCATATTTGGTTTCTATGAACTTTGCCAAAGTGGTTTTTCCTATTCCACTTGGCCCTACAAACATAATTCTTTTCATGATAACAAATCTTTAAATGGTTTCATAAATTCATTTGTCATAAATGATGCTAAAGAGTATTCGATACAGACTTCTTTGAATTTCTTGTATTTTATCTCCTTATTAGCAAACTTTTTCATAGGTAACTTGGATAATGGTACTTCTTTTTGAAATAATCTTAAATCTATAAGCTTCTTATTCCTTTCTGCAATCTCTACATGAGAAGTTTGATGATGATGCTCTAGAAATTTATCCAAAGTACCATATTCGTCCAATATTTTCCTAGCTTTTACAGGACCAATACCTGGTATACCTTTAATATCATCCGAAGTATCTCCCACCATTGAAAGGTAATCTACTGTTTCTTCAGGGGAGTATCCAAATAATTCTTTACAATTACCCTGATGAATCATCTCATCCTTTCTTGGATTGTGTATTTTTACATCCTTACTGATAAGCTGATTAAAGTCCTTATCTGAGGATATTATGATTACCTTCTCAGTGGGTTTTTTATTTAAAACTAGGTATGCTAAGAAATCATCTCCTTCATATTTAGTAGAATTATGCTTATCAAAAACATATTTAATTCTTAGGAGCTTAAGCATACCCATAATAATACGTTTTTGAGATTGAAGAGATTCATAATCTACTGAAATATTTTTCCTATGTCCCTTATAATCTGGTAACAAAGCATCTCTATAAGGAGAGTGTCCATTATCAAAAGTTATAATAACCTCATCTGGGTCCCACCTATGTAGGAACCCATGTAATGATCTAAAAAATCCGAATATTGCTCCACTTGGTTTTCCATCGGTAGACTTAAGCTTTTCGAATTTGTGGAAACTTTGATGAAGTATATTCTCTCCATCTATTAGTAATATTGTTTTCTTACTCATCGTCTTCCTCCTCTTCGTCTTCTGATTCATTATAGGATTCGTATTCTACTCCATCTATGGGATAACAGTTTTCTGTAAGAGCTTCTAGTTTCTTACGAGTAGTACCAATGGTATTTATATCTGCTTTCCTTAAAAGCTTTCTTCTTAGATCATCATCTTCTTCCAAAAGCTTTTGAAATTTCTCCTCTCCTCTTGCAAGAGTTTTATCCTTGAGTTTATATACTCCACCTGAGGATTTAACGATTATATCGTTTTCTACCAATACATCTTCTAATCCAAAGCATCTATCAAATCCAACCTCATGGAACTTAGGATTGAAGTATACTGGGCATTTGCTGATTGTAGGTCTTGGAGGAGCAACTTTATTTTTAATAAGTCGAACCGTGACGAGTTTCCCAGCTTTGCGTTCTTTACCCTTTTGCTTAACAGTGATAGATCTTCCTGAATAGAAAGCAGCTCTGATTGAAGCGTAGAACTTAAGTGCTGCGCCTCCTGTAGTTGTTGTATTATCTTTTCCGAATCCAACATTCAATGCCGTTCTTAATTGATTAATATAAATCTGTGTAACTCCCAGTCTATAAAATAATTCGCTTCTGATACGGAAGTATTTATACAAAGCCTTTGCTCTACCTCCCATCTCTGCTTTAGCATCCGTCATTTTTGAATCTATGTTATCTGCACAATCCATAGCAGCAACTGAATCTATTACCAGAAGTATTGGCTCATTGTGTATTAACTGAGATCTGAAATATAATGCTAAGTCTGCTACTGCATCCGCAACATTCTCAATACGAGTATCATTAACTACTGTAACTCTTTCTGGATCAACTCCATTAGTTTGAGCCCAGGAATTCATCCATGATTGTTCAGCATCTACCCATATTACATGCCCTCCCAGTTGTTGACATGAATAAGCAAAGTTGTAAGCTATAAGTGATTTACCAGAGGATTCTTCTCCTGCTACTTCTAGGATTTTACCAAATGGGATTCCTCCACCAAAGGTATAATTCAATGCAAAGAAAGTACTTGGTAACCATAGACCTGTTTCTTTTGTTTCAGAAGCAAGTACTATTGATGACCCATATTTCTTTAGTAATTCGTTTTTAGAGGGAACTTTTAAACCCACTTTTCCTTTTGCCATACTGTAATGTATTAACATAAATAAAGGAGGTAACCAATTTCTTGAATTACCTCCTCTACCAACCATTTATAAAACCAATTTATCAAATATCTGACTTATACTTTCTCTTTTTCTTCTTAGGTTCATCATCATCCATGTAGTGATCCTTATGAATGCCTTTCTTTTTCTTCTCTGGTTTTTCATCCTCTTCATCAGAATCTCTTCCTTCTTTTAAGAATGATGCCAAAATTTCTTCCAGTTCATCGTAATCTTTAATCTGAGATCTTACTATGGATTCCAAATCTACGTTACCTGAATACTTCTTGTCAAGTTTAGTAGGTTTACATGCACGAGCAGAATATGTAGTATCATTCTTACCTGAACCAGAACGGATAATTTTTATATCGTATCCAGTTCTTGGGTCTGTCATATCTCCAGCTTCGTCTTCATCCAAGTAAAGGTCGATAATATCCTGGTATACTGATCTTGGGATTAATACTCCCTTATCTTTTCCTTCATAATCTACCTTAGTACCTTTCTCATCTGAATATACTATTCCACCCACTACGTATTTTCTTCTTGGTACCAGCATCTTTGCAAGTTCCTGGTCATCTGGGTCTTTTGAGTTTTTCAGTTCTTGGTACTTTTCCATAAATGGGCAGGGTTCATCAAAAGTAGCCGGGGAAATAACTCCTCCCAAATCTTTATTCAGATAGAACTGAATCAGTTCAATACCCAATTCTTGATCATCGCCTGGGGATTTGATTCTCATTCTTAAGGTTCCCTCTTTAGGGAATACCAATCCACTACCATTACCCTTGGATTCTAATTGTTTTTTCCGGGCTAACATCTTATCTTTAGTAGTCATGCCACTAGAAGATAATTTCTTTTTCTTTTTGTCCTTATCTTTAATCATATCAATCTAAGTTATTGGGTTCTGAGTATGAAATCTCATTTAAAGCTAATACGGTGAACAGACCCTTTTCATAAAGGGTTTGTAATTCCTGAGGTAAACAGTTTTTATCGAATTGATGTTCTTTACCAGCATACAATCCATATTCGATTATACGACCGATTTCCACGTGGTCCTTGTAAGTTTGATATTCTTCTGTGATTACACCAGATTTAATAACAACACCCTTACGAGGAACTCCTTCCTTTACCATATCCGGAATAATAATACCAGAAGCAGTGGTATTAATCTCTTTGGGAGAATATACCAAGATTTTATTTTCTACGGGTAAACCTGGAATACTATTACCAAGCTTCTTAGCTACTAGAGTTGATATAAGTTGTAAATTATACATAATTTATAAAATTTAGTTAGTAATCTTTTATAGTTCCTACTGTAACTTACGGATATTGGCATTAAGAGTTCTTAAGATGCCTTCTCTACTCTCATAAGCTTTACAGATAGCTATAAATTTATTAGCTTTAGCTGCAGCCTTTAGATACCTTTTGCAAATAGATTTATATTTGGGGTTTATATTAGCTTTATGAGATACGTAATCATTATTGAACCTCTCATTGGAATCTTTTATAAATACCCATGCAGCAGAATATGCTTCCTCTTTTTCTCTTGCTAAAGCATCTCTTTGTTTTATATACTTATCTCTTAATGAAGCAAGTATATAATAACTAGAGGGGGAATCCTTTAGCTGAGAATTTAATAAGTTCTCATTGATAGATAATTCCTTTTGAATATCTATTTCTAAGGTTCTACCCTCAAATACTACCTTAAGTTTATTTATCTCGGTTTTCATCTTTCAACTTAAAAACGTTTTTCATATCTTCTGCAGAATACTGACCATTTTCGATATCTCTCTTAACTTGTAGGAAAGCAATCTTAGCCCTAGAATCTAATTTGGGATAACTAGTAAGGGATTGATATTTGTCTAACAGATTATACAGAGAGTATAATCGTAAATCGCAAAGGTAATCTATACCAGCAACTTCAAGTAATTTCATGAAGATTACATAAAATCTAAGAGTAGTATCATCAAAGCATTCTACTGTTTCTTCATCCATCTTAGAAAGTGAATGAGTTCTGAGTGATTCTATGTTTGAATTGAGAAATTTTATATGTTTTCGGATAGAGTTGATTAACCTTCGGTCTTCATGGTGAAGTCTTTTGTGTAATCTATCCAAAATTTCATCCATTTCTTGGAATGATTGTTCTAATACTCCAGATAACATGTAAGTTACATTGATTACCTTATCAGCCTCTTTCTTTAATGGGTCATTTTCCATAATCTAAAATTTTAATTAGTTATGTTGTCATAGTATCCTCTCTTATCGTTTCTGTAGTGGTAGATACTGAATCTGAATGCTTTATATGAGTTTTACAATTTGGGCATTGTATTACCTTAAATATATCACTATTCGATTTATCGTAAACTCTAAAAGCTTCGCTAGTATCATATTCAAATTCACAATCACATACTGGGCATTTAGCTCTCCACACCGTGGGACCGTTTAAAATCTTCTTCATGATTTTCGTAGTTTAACATTATATTTTCTTAAAATACTATAAAGTAGTTTAGTGGATATCCTAAATTCTTCTAATATATCTTTTCTAGGTATTCCAATATTGTATTGATATATCAACTTATTTTCATCCACCTTTTTCTTCTTACGAAATGGGAATCTACCATCTCTTATACACTGTTGAGTATTATCTCTTGGAGTACCCCAATATAAATTACTTACCCGATTATTTAAAGGATTGTTATCCTTATGACATACTACTAAAGTATGATTATCATTTGGTAAATAAACTTCTGCAACTAATCTATGTCGATAGAAATTAGCTCTTTTACCAGAATCAGATATTAGATTATTAGATATATACCCAGTACTCTTTGCTACTGGTTTTATCAATCTCCAAGTACCACTATGAATAGAATATAATCGGCCATTCTTACATATGTGATATTTAGAGAATCCTTCAATAGGCATATTACTAATGTACTTTCTTTTCATATCCCTCTTTATATTTCTTTATCTCCTTCTTGAATATTTTAGGGTAATCTTTTATCTTTATATGCTTATATTTCTTATGCTCTTCCATGTACTCTTCTACTGAAAAATCGGGTTCGAGCATTTTTCTATAATCATATCCAGGAATAAAAGGTAGTTCTTCTGCCATCGATCTACCTATAACAAAGTCCATTTCCATATCTAGATCATCTATCTGAAAACCAAAATAGGGTTTAGTTAATGGGTTTCGATAAATTTGCCACATCTCATAAATACTCCATGTGTTTATGTTTTCTGGTTTAGTGATTTGATAATTAGCATCATGGACTAAGCATACTGATTTTGTAGGAGGTAATTTTCCTTGTCTCATAAGGTAGTATATTAATATACTTCCAAATAAACACATATCTGATGCTGCAGATTGACAAGGGAAATTCAAGGCTAATCGTAAAGCATAAGCTTCTTCTCCTCTATCTGAAGAATAAATTTGGGGTAATCTTCGTTTTCTACCAAATAAAGAAACTAAGTAGCCATTCTTTCTAAGGAATTTCTCTTGTTTCTTTAAGAAGGTTTTTAGCTTAGGATGTTGACCAAAGAATATATCCATTTCCTTTTGTGCTTCTTCTGGTGTAACTATGATACCAGATTTTGGGTCAGATAATTTTACTGCTAGTAATTTAGCACCAATTCCATAAATAAGTCCAAATGCAATCTGTTTAGCTTGCTTTCTCCTTACCTTCCATATCTTATGATCTGGGTGATTTTCATCCTCATATATTTTTAAAGCTTCTTCATAAGGAACATGATATTTGGTAGCAGCAATTGCCAAGTGAGGGTCCTGACCAGAGTTAA